GGTTCGCTTATGCGCGTGCAGTGTGGAACGTTAAGGCTATAGTGTTTTTACGGAATGAATGGAGGAGTTAATGAGCTATAAAAAACCGCCTGAACTTAAGGCTTTACAGGGAACTGATCAGCCATCAAGAAGAAGAGGGGCTTTGGAAGAGAATGCATGTCTTGCAGATAGAATTCCAACACCAACTCATCTTTATCCCCCAGGTAAAAAAAAATGGAGAGAGCTGGTAAATCTATTAAGGAATATGAATCTGTTAAATCAAGTTGATTTAACAACACTGGAAATGGCTTGTATTGCTTATGATGATGTTATGGCCTGTCAAATAGAAATTAAAGCAGCTGGAGGATTGGCTGATTATACAAAAGGAAAAACAAGCCAGGAGACTCCGCTGTTAACTGCAAAGCGATCAGCAATGGCAGAGTATAAGAAATATGTATCTGAATTGGGACTCTCTGTATCAGCGCGCGCAAAGATGGGGGTTAGGACTCAAAAGAAAGAAAAAAGTCAGTTTGAAAAATATCTGGAAAATAACAGAAAAGAGGCTTGACGAATTTTTCATAATGGGGTTACGATTAATTGATAAGTAATTGTGAATAAATAGAGATGGGAGACCTACCCGAAAACGGGCGGTTATGATCAAAGTTTCAATGGGATAAAAATGTCCTTTTGAAGTTCTGGTTGTAACTGCCCGTTTTTTTTTGTCTCCGGGAGTGACATGGAATATCTGGTTGATAAATACATTGAAGGAGTACTCAATAACGAAATAACAGTTTGCCAGTATGTAAAGCTGGCTGTTGAACGTCACGTTAACGATTTAGAAAAATCGAAAGGTAATGATTTTAAATATTATTTTGATGAAGCTGCAGCAAGATTTGCAATAGATTTTTTTCAGTTCCTGAAACATTCAAAAGGTGAATGGGCTGGAGATCCCATTTCTTTAGAATCATGGCAGCAATTTATAATAGCCTGTGTCTTTGGATGGAAACAGAAAGAAGACAAGATGCGCCGCTTCCGGGTTGTGTATGAAGAAGTTGCACGGAAAAACGGAAAATCTACCAAGCTATCTGGAATAGGGCTTTATGGGTTAATTGCAGATGGGGAACCAGGGGCTGAAATATATACTGCTGCTGTTGATAAAGATCAGGCAAGAATTATCTGGACTGAATCAAAGAGGATGGTAGAAAAATCAGATGATATAAAACAAATTGTCCAGGCATTTGCAAATTCTCTATCAGTCGAATCTACACAAAGCAAATTTGCTCCGCTTTCTTCAGAGACAAAAAACAAAGATGGACTTAATGTTCACCTGGGATTAATTGACGAATATCATGAGCATCCAACAGATGAAATGTATAACCTTCTGTGGTCTGGATCCGCTGCAAGAAGACAGCCGTTATTGTGGGTTATAACAACAGCAGGATTCAGAAAAGATTCAACCTGCAAAAGAGAACATGATTATGCAGTCCAATTGCTTGAAGGCCGCAGGGAAGATGATAAATATTTCGCAATAATATTTACCCTGGATCAGGATGATGACTGGGAGGATCCTGAAGTCTGGGTAAAATCAAATCCAAATCTCAATGTTTCAGTAAAAGAAGAAAATCTTCATGAAGCTTTTAAAACATCAAGAGGCCGGCCCAGTAAAATCAATGAGTTTAAAACCAAGCGGCTTAATATCTGGACTACTGCCTATACCAGATGGATCCTGTCCGAAAAATGGAACATGGTAAAAAAAGATTTTCATGAACAGGAGCTTTCAGGTAGAAAATGTATTGCAGCTATTGACTTGTCAAGCACAATTGATATTTCAGGCTACTGTTTATGTTTTCCATCAGAAAGTCCAGAAGAAAATCCTAAGCTTGTCTGGAGATTTTTTCTTCCGGAAGCTGGACTTCGGGAAAGATCGCTTCGGGAAGATGTTCCCTATGATGCCTGGGTTGAGAAAGGTTATGTAACATTAACACCTGGGGATGTAATTGATTATAGCTATATTGAGGACAGCATAAAGAATGATGCTGAAGAATTTGAAATACTTGAGATCCCTCATGATCCATATAACGCTACCCAGTTAATAAACAATCTGATGGATTTTGGATTTGATTGTTTTAAGTTTAATCAGAATATCATGTCTATTTCCCCTGCAGCAAAAAGCTTTGAAACAGCTGTATTAAGCAAAACCATAGATGTACAGAAAAACCCTGTCATGGATTACATGATGGGCTGCGCTGAAGTTTACTCTGATGCAAACGGAAATATAAAAGTTATCAAACCTGACAGAAGATCAAGTTCAAAGCGTATTGATGGCGTGATTATGGCAATCATGGCATATCACAGGGCCATGATTGTTAAAGATAAATTTACACCGTCGGTCTATGAAAAGAAGGAGTTGCTGGTATTATGAAACTCTGGCCTTTCGGAAAAAAACAGAAAAGAAGTCTTGAAGATCCCAATAAAGGAATAAGCTATGCAGATATCTTTGGATTTGAATCTTCGGCATCAGGTGAAATAGTATCACCTTCAACAGTTATGAAAGTATCTGCTGCATTATCCTGCGTAAGAGTTCTTGCAGAATCAATTGCATCATTATCATGGATTTTATATGAAAGGCTGCCTGGCGGGGGAAAGGTAAGAGCACAGGATCATCATGTATATGACCTGATCCACAACAGGCCCAATCCAATTATGAGTTCTTTTAATTTCAGGGAAAGGAAGATGAAGGACCTACTTCTTGAGGGTAACTTTTATGCCCTGATTGACTGGAATAATTACGGGGAAATTGAAGCTTTATGGCCGCTTAATCCAAGAAATGTAACTGTGAAATGGATTGATAGTGGCAGAGATGTTGTTTATGTAATCAAAACTTCAAACGGATTTGACGGAGAATACAGAAGGGGAGAAATATTCCATGTAGCTTCCCTGGGCGATGGTATTGTCGGTAAGTCTGTAATTTCTTATAACGCTGAGTCTTTTGGCCTTGCAATGTCTCAGGACAGATTTGCTTCCGCATTTTTTGCAAATGGAGCCTATGCCGGTGGTGTTCTGGAGTCAGACAAGTCTGTCACTGATGATGCACAAAAAAGATTAAAGGCTGGCTGGCAGCATGCTTATGGCAGAAGCGGTCCCAATGAAGTCGGCTGGCACAGAATTGCTGTTCTTGAAGACGGTCTTAAGTGGAAACCGATGACTGTTAATCCGAAAGACGCAATGATTCTTGAATCAAGAAAATTCCAGATAGCAGATATAGCAAGAATGTTCAGGGTTCCCCCGCATATGATAGCAGATCTTGACCGGGCAACTTATTCAAATATTGAGCATCAGTCACTTGAGTTTGTTATTCATACATTACGGCCCTGGGCAATAAGGATCGAGCAGGAAGCAAATTACAAACTTTTACTGCCGGCCGAAAGAAATACATATTTAACAGAATTTTTAATGGACTCAATGCTTCGCGGTGATGTCAAAAGCCGTAATGAGGCTTATGCAATCATGAGGCAAAATGGAGTTATAAATGCGGATGAATGGAGAGAAAGGGAAAACTTAAATCCGCTTCCCGGCAGCCAGGGGAAGAAATATATAGTCATGAGCAATATGCAGGAGCTCAGTAAAGTTGGAAAGGAGATAAAAGAATGAAAAATGCAATATTGGGATTTCCAGTAGAAATAAGAGCGCAAAAAGATGGAGAGAAAAGAAAGATAACTGGGACTGCAGCCGTTTTTGAAACTCTTTCTGAAGATCTTGGGGGTTTCCGGGAAAAGATACTCCCTGGAGCTTTTACAAAAACTCTCTCAGAAGCTTCACCCAAAAAAGCTTACTGGAACCACAATTCAGACAGGGTTCTTGGTTCAACCAAAGCCGGAACCCTTAAACTTGAAGAACGTGAACAGGGCCTATGGTTTGAAATAGATCCTCCAAGCTGGGCAGATGATCATCTTGAGTCCATTGAAAGAGGAGATGTTGATCAAATGTCATTCGGTTTCAGAACCATAAAAGACAGGTGGCATAAAGATGAACATGGAAAAGTTGTAAGAGATCTTGTAGAAGTCAGGCTTTTTGAAGTTTCTCCTGTAGCAATGCCTGCTTATCCTCAGACTGACGCACAGGTCAGGTCAATTGAAACAAACAGAATAAACGAGCTTATTGTTCAGGCAGATCACGATCTGCTTGATGAAGAAAGCCGCACAGAGCTGCGGAATATACTGTCAGAATTGCAGAAGAGAGTTGATGCAAACCACTCAGAAGAGCCGGACCCCGAGAACCACTCTGCTGAGCCGGACGATCAGGATCAGAATCAAGGAGACAGTGAATCAAAACTTAAAGAAAGAATGCGGCTTCAGGCCGCAATGATAGGGAGGGACCATGCCTGATAAAATTACAAAACCGGATGTACAGAACATCCAGCAGATGAAAAGAGACAGAAAAGAACTCTTTGAAAAATCTAAAGAGTTAATGTCTGCAGATGATACTGAAAGCAGATCAAAGCTTGACGCGATGCTTACCGATGTAGAAAAGCTTACAGCAAAAATTGACCAGGAAGAGAGAATGCTTGCTGTATATGATGTTATTGAGGATCATGAAGAACACAGAAATAATCAGGATCCTGAAACCCCTGAAGCAAAATACAGCACTGCATTCAGAGATTTCATCAAGAATGGTGTTGGAGAAATGGCGCCGGAAAACAGGGCGCTCTTGCTTAAAAATACTGTTGATGTAAGGGCTCTCGGTGTAGCATCCGGAGCAGTTGGCGGATACCTGGTACCGGAAGATTTTTACAAAAAGGTTGTTGATATCATGAAGGCTTACGGCGGAATGAGATCAACAGGTGCAACTGTCCTTACAACCTCCGGTGGAAATGATATTCCTGTCCCGAAAGGTGATGATACTGGCAATACAGGTGAGATAGTCGCCGAAGGCGACCAGGTAAATCCTTCAGATCCGACTTTTTCCCAGATGATTTTAAAAGCATATATGTATTCTTCAAAAATCGTCAGGGTTGGTATTGCACTTCTTCAGGATGAGGCAGTGGGATTTGAATCTCTTCTTGCAAGCTGGCTTGGAACACGAATCGGAAGAATAACAAACCAGCACTTCACAATCGGAAATGATTCTGATCAGCCCGATGGAGTACTTAACAGTGCAGCAGACAGCGCAATTGAAACTGCTTCGGCAACAGTAATTGCATATGAAGAACTTGTAAGCCTGCAGCATTCAATTGATCCGGCATACCAGCAGAATGGAATATTCATGTTTAACGACGGGACTTTAAAGCTTATGAAACAGATGAAAACCGCAACCGAGGGTATTCCCTTATGGCTTCCCGGTGTAGCAGTAAGAGAACCGGATACAATTCTTGGAAAACGATATGTTGTAAATCAGAATATGCCTAACTATTCAGCTGGACTTAAGGCAATGGTTTTTGGCGATTTTTCAACATATTTCATCAGGGATGTTCGCGGAGCAGCTCTTATGAGACTGACTGAGAGATATGCAGATTATCTGCAGGTCGGGTTCATGATGTTTAGCAGACATGACGGCGGGTTGGCAGTTCCGAATGCTATAAAGTATCTGACTGTTAAATCATAGGAAATAACAGGCGGTTTTGTGCCGCCTGATTTAGAGGGGAAGTAAATGATTAAACTTTATGAAAAATTAAAGGTCGATGTTGCTCTTCAGCCCGGAGCTGTAAATGATACTAATGTTACAGGACCATATTTTGATCTTGCCGGTTATGATTCAGCTCTGTTTATGCTTGAAACAGGCGCAATTGCTGATACAAAAAAAGCTACAATTCAGATTATGGGTAATACTCAGGCTGGTTCAACTGGAGCTGCAGCAATAACGAATTATGCCGCTGAAATTGTTGGATCTGTTAAGGCTGCAATTGCAAAAATACATGTCAACACTCCGGATAACGATGATGCCATTACTGTCAATGGCCTTATTTTTGCTAAAAAAGCAACTAAAAACGATGCCTCAAGACATTTTACAACTGGTGCCGAACTTGCCGCACAGATTACTTCTCAGTGTGAGGGGTTAAGCGCAAGTGAATCTGGAGGATATGTAACAATAATTTCTGCAGATCCCGGTAAGACCGTGATATCGCTTGAAGATGCTGCAGACAAACTGGTTCCATCTACTGTAGCTGCTGTCGCATTTGTTGATGTTCCGGAAGGGGCAGGAAAACGATGGGTAGCTGCAAAAGTAACAACTGACGCGAATATTACTTGTTCTGTATCACTGGTTCGCGGCCATGCAAGGAATTTACCTGTTGTACATGCTGCAGCTGCGAGGTATCCGGCATGAAAATAAAACTCATTGAGGCCGTTATTGTTGACGGCCTTGAGTTTGGAGAGAACTCTGTGCTGGATCTTGATCCGGTATATGCAGAAGCTCTTATATCCCGGAAAAAAGCTGTACCTGAAAGGGGACTAATTGAAACCCCGGAAGACCGAGTTCAGCTTGATACAGAAAAAACAAATGCTTCATACAGGCCCGGGAATAAAAAGAGGAGGTAAGTACAGTGTCTTTACAGCCTTATGCTCTTACTGATTGGGCAACCGTTAAAAGTTTACTTAATCTTAGTGATGATCAACAAAGTTTTACTGAACTGCTGATCAACTCTGCCTCTTTGAAAGCCAATAACCTTACGAACAGGTATTTAAAGGCACAGGTTAAAGAGGAGTTGTTTGACGGGCAGAATCTTTTAATATTGTCAGATTATCCGGTAAATACTTTAACAGATATAAGGCTCGATCCACTAAGGGCATTTGCTGAAAATACAATAATATCATCATCAAATTATGTGCTTTATGAAAAAGAAGGCATAGTAAAAATATTGTACACCATTATTCCAAGACTTCCATTGTGCCTAAAGGTTACATACAATGCTGGATTTAATCCAGTTCCAGAAGATTTAATACAGGCTGTTATTGAAATTGTCAAAGTCAATATCGGAAGGATTCAGGGAAATATTCTCGGAGTAAGAACACAGAGAATTGACGGCAATATTTCAGCATCTTATGAACTTGAAATACCAATTTCTGCCAGGCAGGTGTTTGAATCCTACAGGAGTATAAGATGATCGCAATCAACATAAAACGGTACAAGTATGGCGATCTTGAAAAATTTGGAAAAGAACAGGAAAGAATTGGAAACAGAATGGTAAATCTGATGGCAGAAGAATTTGCTCGTTATGTGCGTCTTTCTAAACTATCAGGGCAGGTTTTATCCCCGGCAAGCGGTAAAACAAAAGAGAGTGTAAAGTTTTTTAAAGATAAACGCCGTAAAAGTGTTTTTGTAGTTCGGCCGGGAGTTGGTATTCCTGGAAGTTTAAATTATTTAACCGGATTTGAACGGGGATTTCAGAAAGGAAGATTGACTGGAACTAAAAGACCCTTTATGGGACCTGCTTCAAAAGAATTTAAAGCAGGAAAAAATCATATGAAAATCATGAAAAATGTTTATAACAAATGGCTCAAACTGTATTTTAATGATGCACCAACAGAAGAGGTTTTACTATGATTGTAGCAAAAACCTTATCTGATTTCAAATCATACCTGGAGAATAATTTTAATACATTTATCCAGAAAATTGCAGTTGAATGGGAAAAAACAATATCCAACGTCAGTCTTTATCAGATTGGATGGGATGATCCATATGCATTGAAAAAATATAACTCAGTCATGATTGTACCTGATCAAACAAGAATAGATCAGGAAGCATTACTTATGATAACTCCGGTTGATGTGGTAATGGTAATCAGGGGAAAAGATCCCCAGGACGTAACAAATCATCAACTGGCTTATCAGGATGCATTATTGGAAATGCTCTTTGCTGATCCAGGGCTTGGAGGTACTGTCTGGGCAGCTGAAATAAATACAGTTGATATCTTTGCTCCTGTAGGCGGTAATCTGCAAATAGGAGTAATAGTTGCAAACATACAAATTGAACAATCATTTTTAGGGAGGAATTAAAGATGGCTCAAATAAGATTTACAGGTACAAAAAATTATTTGTACATTGGAGCATTGGGTGCTGAAGTTGATACAGGCGCTCTCAGCGGTTCGAAGTTTTTTAAAATAACAGCAAAAGCCGCTGCTTCAGTATTTCCAGCAACTTCGGAAGTAGGGGACGTTATATATAACAATCCTGCTCTTACTCTTGTTTCTGGAGACAAGGCAAAGCCTTTTACTCTTTCAAAACTTGGATTTGTAACAAATGTGCCACAGTCCGGGAGCAAGGAAAAGTTTGAAAATACCACTCAAATTGATGATGCAAAATCATATGAGGAAGATGACAAACCGGAATTGACAGGCAATGTAGACGGGTATTTCACCAATGACGCAGAGGCTGATCTGATTCTGAAGAGATTCTTCAGGGTAGTAGATCATTCAGGAGCCGGTGTGATTGTATATGCTCCGACAACATTCGGGGTTCTTCACTTCTTTCTGGGAAGACATGAAACAACAACTGTTGGTGCAACAGACATTATGGAATACATGCCGGCCATTGTAGAAGGTTTAACAGTTGATAAACCAATGAACGGACCGCAGACATTCAATTTCAATTACACGATCATTGGATCTGAAAAACCAAGTATTTACCGCAGGGTAATTCCAGTAACTTAAGGAGATCGTATGTATGAATTGGAAATAAGGCCGGGTGTAGATCCGGCCGATCCTAACCAGATAAGAATTGTTTATGAGGGGTTTGAATTTTCAAATGTAAAAGTTATTGAAGCTCATAACGACGCTGGTAAGCTAAGCGCAATCTGTGAAATTAAATGGGAGAAGGGAAATGGAACTGAACTTCGAGATGGAAAGATGGTATACCCCGAAATCGTATCAAAACCGGGAAAAACCGGAAAATGATAAAGTTGAATGGCTGATTCATCATCCTTCGACTGCTGAATTTGAAGAATTCGCGGGAAGCAGAGAAAAGCCGACTGACAGTATCGGGCTTGTAAAAAAATTTCTAAAGCAGATAAAAAACCTGAATGCCAATGGCAAGGCCATTATTTCAGGTGAAGAAATGGTTAATGAAGTTCCGAGACACTTAGTCAAGGATTATGTTGAAGAAGCTTATATAACAATTGTTACCGGACTTGAACTGCCAGGAGGTGAAGAAAAAAACTCAGAAGGGCTGTCTATCTGATATTGAAGGGATATTCGGCCCATGATGACTGGTTAAGTTTTGCATCGGAGGAACTTGAAAAAATGGATTTGAGTACCGGGGTTGATTTTATTGAGCGCCGGGAAGTTCCTGATTTATTGAAAACGGCCGGGGCTTATACAGCCATCAATGAATGGAGCAGGTGGAAAAGATTCGGCCTGCCTAACGCTAAGGGATGGAAGCATGAACATCCGGTTTTAATTCAGGTAATAGAGCTTGTTGACCAGGAAGAGAGCGCATGTATGGAATCATTGAGAAATGAAGGCAAGAGGGTTATATAATGGCAAAAACTGACCAGCTGTCAGTCCAGTTTGCAGCGGACACAAAAAAAGCATCATCTGATATTAAAAAGTTTTCAAAAGAACAGTCGCGTGAAATTGGAAAGTTCGCTCAGTCGATTGACAGTGGAAATGTAAGTGCTGGAACATTTGCCAAAGGACTTGGGGGACTTGTTACTCCTGCTGCCGCTGCCGGTCTTGCCCTTGCAGCCGTAGTTAAAGTTTCTGCTGATGCAATCAAGATATGGCATGAAGATGAAAAAGCCCAGGCAAAACTGTCTGCTGTAATAAAAGCGACAGGAGAAGCGGCAGGCTTTACTGCCGGTGAAATGCTTGATATGGCCACATCTCTTGAAAGATCAACAACTGAAAGTACATCATCTATATTAAATCTCCAATCTATTCTTGCAACATTTAAAAGTATTCGTGGAGATGTTTTTGAAAGAACTACAGAAGCGGCTATTGATTTATCTACTGTATTTGGCGGCTCTCTTGAAAGTTCTGCAACTATGCTTGGTAAGGCCCTTGAAGATCCAGTTCGTGGATTAACTGCTTTAAGACGTGTTGGAGTTACTTTTTCAAGTGAACAGGAAAAGGTAATTAAAAGCCTTGTTGAAACCGGAGATATTGCATCAGCCCAGGGTGAAATTCTTAAAGCACTTGAAGGGCAGGTTGGCGGAGCTGGTAAGGCTATGGCTGAAACTGGAGCTGGAGAAATACAGCAGCTTAACAATGCACTACGGTCATTAAAATCAGGGTTTGGAGAATCTTTATCAGAAGGTTTAAGACCTTTTGTCAGGGGTCTAAGAGATCTTGTAAATGAAATGGTTGATGCAAATGCGCAAATGAAATTAATGAGACGTGCTGCAGGAGCTTCAGAAAAAGATTTACTTGGCAGTATGGATGTAGCAGAACTTCAAGTAGCTTTAAAAGGCTATCGTGAAGAACTGGAAAAACTGGAAAAGTCAAAGCAGGAACTGGAGAAGGGCGGCGGTAAGCGATATCAGCTTGATACTGGAATAGGATTATATTCAGCAAAAGAACTAAACAATACAAAAGAAATGATTACTCTTTTGGAAACTACTATCAGTAAAAAAGAAGAAGAACGCAGTATCAGAAAAAAAATCCTTGAAGATGAAGAAAAGCGGATGTTGAGGCAAAGAGAAACAGAGGAAAAAGAAGCTGCACATATTAAATGGCTTGAAAGTCAATTTGCTAAAACAGATGCCGGAAAACTTGCTGGACTTGAGAAAGAACTTGAATACCTTGAACAAACAAAATGGACTGCAGATCAGCTTGCAATGGTTGATTCAATAAGGCAAAAACTACTTGATGACATCGCCTCAGCAAGAAAAGAAGAGATAATACCACTTTCTGAATCCTTAACATTGATACAGAAAGAATTCAAGGCAGAAGAAGAACGCCGTGAAAAAATAAATGAAGTAGGAGAAGCTCTATCAGAAATTAAAGAACTTAAAAGGCAAGCTCTTGAAGAAGGGAATTATGAAGCCCTTGAATTTTACACAATGGTAAATGAATCTCTGGAAGAACAATATAACCGGCTTGTAAAAATTAATGAAGAAGAAAAAAAGCAAAATGAATATATAGATGCTCTTGCTGAAACTCTGGCAAGTTCAGCTTTAAGATCAATGGAGGCAATCGGAGTAGCTTTATCAGATGGAGCATCTGGTGCAGAAGCGATGGGAGCTGCAGCCAGGCAAATGGCTGCTGACATGTTAAGACAAACTGCACAGCTTATGCTCAATGCGGGATTAAGACTCATTGCATCCGGAAATATTCCAGCCGGTCTTGCACTCGTAGCAGGATCTGGCCTTGTTGCCCTGGGCGCTGGATTGTTTGGCGGCAGCGGCGGCAGCGCTATTCCCCAGGGGCCGGCAAAAAAAATACTTTCTGCAGAAGAAAAACTGGCAAACGAAAGAGTTAAAATAATTGAAGAACAGCTTAAGGAAGAACGAAGACTCAGGCAGGAACAGATAAGAAAGCTTGATTCTGATTTTACCAGGGAATATGAAATATTAAGAGAAAAGCTCAGGAGAAACTTGATTACTCATGAAGAGTTCCAGTCTCAGGCCAAAGAAATGGGATCAGTTTACCTGGAAGAAAAAGGGCGTGTTGAATCTGAATCAGCAGAAAAAGAAGCAGCATTAACCGCGCAAAAAGAACTTGAAAATGCCAGAAGACAGAAACTTGATCAGCTTAAAATGTATCTTGATCAGTTATGGACTGAAAGAAACGGAATGTCGTGGGTGCAAAAAAATGTTACACAAAAAAGTAAATATAAGTCTTTAAAGAATGCAATATCGAATACTGAAAAACGTATAAACGCTGTAAATTCAGCTCAGACTATTGATGCTGTATGGGCTGCAAAATATGGCGCTTCCTTTACTACCCGGGGGCCAATGCTTTTAAAGGTTGGAGACAATCCGGGAGGAGTCGAACAGGTTAATGTAAAGCCAATAAGCACTCCAAACAGGTTCGGTCCTCAAAGTTCTGGCGGTGATGTCAATGTGCATATACATGGACCGATTTATGGAATAGATCATTTTAATCAGCTGCTGGATGAATCCCGGAAAAGACTCTTAAGAAGGGGGAGAATGGTTTCATGATCCATACAATTGAACTTAAATTCCCCGGAGAATCTGAATGGACAGATGTAACAAATTTAGTTATTCATAATTTAAAAACTTTATCCAGACAGGCAATGAATGAGGACAGAAAGTCCGCCATCGATGTTTTTTCTTTTTCTCTTAAACATGATAAAAATATCATTAAAAGCTTTTCGGAAGCCAGCGGAAGAATATTGATTTCTGTAAAGTTTGGTGAAGATGCTGTATTTGCTGGTAGCATTGCACCTACATTCAGTCAAACAAAAAAAGTTGCCATTCATGGATTACAGATTGAAGCTGTTGATAATTCATGGCTGCTTGATGAACCGTTAAAAGAAACATTTGAATATCCATCTGTTATTGGAGATGATCCTTTTAAAATATTTGATCCAGCAGGCACTGACAATTCAATAATTCATCAACTGTTGTATTCAGCTGGATATACAGCAGATGCAATATCTTTGACTGCACCGGTTATTAGTGAAACAGTCGAACATGTTGCCGGGACCAAAGATGAGGGAACATACAGGGAAATTATTGATGATATATTGTCTGAGCATGGATATACCATGTTCTGGGATGAAACCGGCAGATTTAGTTTAATACATTGGGACCTTGATATAGTTACTCCTGCTGCAACTTTAAACAATCAATATTGTCTTGAAGCCGGGCTTAATTACAGGCGCAAAGATAATCAATTTGATGGCTATGAACTTGAATGGGCAAAAACAAAAACTTTGGAAGATGTAAGGCTATATGAAGAAAGCCTGCCCTTTGACCCGCTTGATGAAGATCAAAGTGGTCAAGATATTATATCAGGTGATTATTATCCTGCAGATGGGGATTTAGATGATATTTACTGGGAATATCAGCAGGCCTGGCTTGATATACCATATTTGAATTACGAAACCAGGCGTCAAAATAAGGATATATCTCTTATTACTACCAGCAATCAATATCTTGACTGGAACGCTGAATTTGGTATTTCGCTTGTTACTGAAATATTTGAACATCATAGAGCTCATATATTGTTTAAAAACAATGCGGAAGAAGTCAAAAAATTATTTTACGCTGAAATAAGAGGTAAGGCATTAATAAGAGCTGAACGAAGAACTGTTAAGGCTCCTGATACTGCTGTAAATCCTAAAAAATACACATCAAAATATATTTTTAAGGAATCTGTTGCTAATAGACATGCTCAAGCAATGGCAAGAGCAATAGAGTATGGAGACTGGGAATACACCTGGGCACAGAGGGACGAGCACTTAAAAGCCGGGGATATTGTAAGAATATTTTCTACTGATCCTGAACTGGATACATTCGCAATAATCCTATCAACGGAACAAAACCTTGATTATTCAATTGTTTCATATACCGCAATTGGAATTACTGAGTTTTCTGCTCTGGATACAACAAATTATGGAAGCTCTTCACAACAGACAGGAGAGCAGGTAGCAGTAATAGATCAGCGGTTAAATAACAGGCCCACATATCATGAAATGCAGGAGGGTTATAATTCAGGAGGCGGAACTACCGTTCCTGAAGCTCCAGAATTAATTGCAAAATCATTTATCAGATCCATTGCCCTGATATGGAACCAGCAATTTAATTTGACAAACCTGCTGAAGTTTGAGCTTCAGGTAACAGATGATACTGAAGGCGACTGGTATGCATTAAGAACTGATGGAATTGACTGGAAAGGTGAAGTCCATGGGTTAACTGAAATAGTCGCCGGTGATCATTACTATTTTCATTCCAATATTCCTGCAGCAGGGACTGAAGATGAACCAGAAACAAGAACGCTATATTACAGGATAAGATCAAGAACAAAGAAAGGTGACATTAGCACCTGGTCAAATATTGCTGTGGGAGAAACAAGTCTTATTGACGCACCTGATATTATTGCCGGTTCAGTTACAGCAGATAAATTGCAGGTAGGTCTTCTTAATGCATTATTTGCTCAGTTCGGGAGTATTGAAGTTGTTGATGATGGGCAGGCATTTAATATTGACGAAAGACACAGACTCTTAATAAGCCCATATACAATCAGGTGGCAATCAAGATCTGATGAGCTTTCACCATGGGAAACCCGTCGAATGGTCGGTAATGATCAGGCTGATGAAGTTTTGGCAGATATGGTCAGATTCAGAGGGTTGTTTCCTTTAGACAGGGATTTTGATTTATCGATTGGATATGAAAGACCATCAGGGCTTTTAAGTTATGATTTAGATAATAACTTATTGGATCAGAATAATGAAAATGAACTTGATAGTGAAGACATAGTTTTTACGGATGGCAAGTTCGGACCGGAGGGACAGGGAGCTATTGAGGCAGAAGAAATAGCTGAATATGCAGGAGAAGTATCAAAAACGTATTCAAGACAAACTGAGCAAACATGGACTTTTGGTGGATGGTTAAAACATGAAGGAGTACCAGAACAATCTGATTTTGCAAGTTGGGAATATGACGCAAATGAGGTAGATTCATATGAAGATTCTACATGGAGAAATGCACCTTCTATAACGGATGATGGGTTATATGCTACAGCTGTTCAAAATACGGATGCAAAAATATTTAAGAGAAATATTAGTACAGATGAATTTGATTTAATACAAACTATTTCTAATCTTACTTATAATGCGTCTATTATTTCCAATGATGGGACATATTTATTTGCTATTGGTGGAAGTATGACACATTGTGCTGAAGTTTATAAAAGAGATGGGGATGAATTTAATTATGTTGGAACAGTAGGAAGAGAATGGAATAGTTCCCTAATAATATCAAAAGATAATAATTATGTTATAGTTACTTATACAAATGCACCAAGAATAGAGTTTTATAAACGTAGTGGTGATACTTTTTTATTAGTAGATGATGATGATCATTTTTTAACTTTTAATGGTAAAACCATTACTCCTGATGGAAGTTTTGTTGTTTTTAGCACTGCTGGATCCCCTTATATTTTAATATATGAAAAACAAATTGATGATACATTTATACAGTTGTCTGATCCTGCTTCCCTTCCTCCGGGCACTGGTTATGAATGTTCAATTACCTCTGATGGAATATATACTGCTATAGGACATTTTAATGGTTCAGGAATATCCGTATATAAAAGAAGTGGAAGTACATTTACAAAACTTCCAGATCTGCCTTCATTTGGTACTATTGTTCAGTCATGTAAGTTTTCAGATGATGGTATTTTTTTAGTTTGTTCAGGTACGGTTACACCGTATCTTCAAGTATATAAAAGAACTGGTGACACTTTCACATTATTCGGATTTAAAACTTTTACAAGAATGGTTAGAACTTGTTCAATTTCTGGAAATGGTAAATTTATTACTTACAGAGATTCTTATGATATTGAATTTCAAAGTTATTATAGTATCTTTTTTTACAAATCAGAGTCAGATGATTATTGGAACAGGTCTGATCTTATAGATATTCCAAGACTCGCTCAAATAGGAGATCCTGCAGGTAATCGTGTTGGGCTATATCATACCTCATCAGGTTTACAGCTTGCCAAAGAAGATTCAGCTGATGTTACTACTGTATTAAGTTTTCCTACAGCACAATGGAACTTTGTAGCCATTAGAAATAACGGTGATGGAACTTTTACTTTAAAAATCAATTCAGGATCAAGAACGCTCACAGCTTCTGTAACAGGAACCGCAAATGTCAAAGCAATATTCCGACTGCTTGTAGAAAATGGAATGAAGCTTGATGAATTTTTCTTTGCCCCTTCATCTTTGTCTGATTCTGAATTATCCGCATATTATGAATCCGGTATGCCGTGGGCAGATGCTGCGTTTGGAGATACTTTTATAGGTTGCAGTCCCAGTAAAGTTGTTCGGTTTATGGATAATGTTGTTTTTGAAAAAGAGATTATATCTAATCAATCTGTTCCTGTTGGAGTAGTTGAAGCCTTTGCCATGAACACGCCTCCTAATGGATGGCTTAAATGCAATGGTACTGCTATTTCAAGAACTGAGTTTGCTGATTTGTTTGCCGCTATTGGAACTGCTTTTGGTGTAGGTGATGGAGAAAATACTTTTAATATACCTGATTTAAGGGGTGAGTTTGTTAGGGGTTGGGATGATGATAGAGCAGTTGATACAGAAAGAGTTTTCGCAAGTAATCAAAATTA